GAGACTATTGCAGATATAATATTCGCAAAACAATTTTCTGTTAATTATCAAAAATCTGTATTTGGTAATCAGATGATTGAAGAATTAACAAATTTAATAGGATTACTACCCAGAGAAAATTTTTTGATTCAAACGGTAGGAGGATTAATTGGATATAAAACGCAATTTGATGCTAAAGTTTCGAGCTTAATTAATGAAAATGATGTAGAAATATTTAAAGGTCTAACAGAGACATGTTTTCATTACATAAGTGATGTAAGGTGTGCGTTAAAATCGATTGATGAAAAAAATCAAATAACCAAAGATTTAATTTTTATGAATTAAGTAAAGCGCATAAGCGCTTTTTATTTTGCACTAAATATTGAAAGGAGGTGGCACAATGACATGAAATTAACACCAAAACAAAAGAAGTTTGCTGATGAGTATATCAAGACTGGAAACGCAACACAGTCGGCTATTGAAGCTGGTTACAGTAAGAAGACTGCAAGAAGTGTTGGCAGCGAAAACCTGACAAAACCTGACATATCTGATTACATAGCTAAGCGAATTGAAGAAATCGATAAAGATAAGATCGCAGAGCAAAAAGAGATATTGGAGTTTATGACTCGTGTCATGCGCCGGCAAGAGATGGAACAAGTAACTAATGTGCTTAAAAAACCTGTTGTCTTAACTGTAAATGGTTCAGGTGATGATAATACTTATGAAAAGATCGTTAACGAAGAAGTTCTTGAAGTAACGGAAATTGCAGGTAGTGTGGGGGATGCAGTTAGAGCAGCAGACCTTCTTTCAAAAATTATAAAACCGACTAAAGAAGAGACATCATTCGAAGAGGATAAGGCCCGCAAGATGAAAGCTGATGCTGATATGGCTGAAAAGAAAGTCGAGTTATTGAATGGTGGTAGCGGTGAGATAACTATCAATGTTAAACCGTTCGAGGAGGACTTGTAATGTCTGAAATTGAGTGGAATTTACCAGAAATGGTTAGTAAAGCATACGCGCCACTTTTTAACAGTAAGAAGCGCTACATTGTTTATAAGGGTAGCCGTGGAAGCGGTAAAAGCGAAGCAGAAGCGACAAAGGTCATCTACGATATACTCACGAAGTCATACGTTAATTGGTTGGTGTTGAGGCGATATGCCAATACTAACAGACAATCAACATTTACATTATTACAAAAGGTTGCTAATCGCATGGGCGTTGGCAGCCTTTTTCAATTCAACAGCTCACTACCTGAAATAACGTATAAACCAACAGGGCAAAAGGTACTGTTTCGTGGTGCTGATAAACCATTGTCTATCACATCTATATCTGTTGAAACAGGTAATTTATGCCGATTATGGGTGGAAGAAGCCTATCAATTAGAGTTAGAAGATGCGTTTGATACAGTCGATGAATCAATGCGTGGCATTATTGAAGATCCAGACGGTTATTACCAAACAATATTAACATTTAATCCATGGAATGAACGTCATTGGCTTAAAAAACGTTTCTTTGATAAAAATACGCGTGTTGCCAACTCGTTAGCTCTCACGACGACATATAAGGATAACCCATTCCTTGACCAAGATTACGTTAAACGCCTTTTAGAGATGAAGGAACGTAACCCAAGACGCGCGAGAGTTGCCGTTGATGGTGAGTGGGGTGTTGCTGAAGGCTTAATATACGAGAATACTATTGTTGAGAAATTTGATATTAGAGAAGTGCTGAAAGGTTCGCACATTGTTCGTGGTATGGACTGGGGTTATGGACCTGATCCAACAACATTTATAGAGTACGCAATTAACATCAAGACTAAAGACGTTTACATTCTAAAAGAGATGTACAAACAGCACATGCTGACTGATGAAATATTCAAATGGTTGTTTGTACATGGCTATCAACAGGGCGATATTAGAGCGGATTACGCAAATGGTGGCGACCGTATGATTCAAGAGTTGAGAAACAAAGGGATCAGAGGTATGAAACGTGCACATAAGTACGAAATCATGTTTGGTGTTACTTATTTACAGGACTTCAAAATACATGTATTGCCTACACTTGAACATATAATCGAGGAACTAAACGCCTATGTTTACGATACGGATAAGGAAGGTGGTTGGGTTGGTAAGGCCGTTGATAAGAATAACCACTTAATGGACGCCATGCGTTATGCTGCAGAACCATTGATCATGAGTAAGAAAAGTACAACAGATCGCATGGAAGCGTTTAAAAAATTAGGATTAGGGAGGTAACATGGTAGATTTTTTAAGCAAGACAAGATTTGGACCAGAAGCAAATAACGTGTTCAAGATGCCAACCACGGATTTTGAACAAATTGCAGATATGGGATCATCGCAGTTTATTGACAAAGTGAATGACTTTATTGCAACGTTTCAATCACAACAACTGCCACGGTTGGTTGAGTTAAAGCGATATTATTTAGCTGATAACAACATTAAATATCGTGATACTGGACGTGATAGTAATAGAGCTGATAATCGCATTGCGAGTGATTGGGCTAAGTACATTACCGTGTTCATGCAAGGTTACATGTTGGGTAACCCAATTCAATATGAGGGGGACGATAATCTAGTTAAAAAAATTGCCGAGTTCTCACAGCAAAACGGCGCTGATTACCATGACGGATTGCTTGAGACTAATTTGTCGATATACGGACGTGCTTATGAGCTTGCTTATTCTAATTCTAACGCACAGGAACGTGTGATCAAATTAGAACCTGAGCAAACATTTGTTGTTTATGATGACACGATTGCTGCTGACTCATTGTTTGGCGTGCGCTTCTATCAAATCAGATTTAACAAGACTGATGTGCGTAGTTATGTCGAGATTTATACGGCTTATAAAATTTATTATTACCAATCAAATTCATCATTGTTTAGTGGCGTGAAATTGGTTAATGAAGCCACACATCAGTATGGTGCTGTGCCTATTAACGAATACAAAAATAACGAGGAACGACTTGGCGATTTTGAGAGTGTGTTAGATAGTATTGATGCTTATGATTTGTCGCAATCAGAGTTGGCCAACTTCCAACAAGATATGAATGATGCTTACTTGGTACTGATTGGGAACCCCGTGACCGGTACGGCTGAACCTGAATATGCTACAAATGCTGACGGTGAGTTGGTGCTTGATGATTATGGTAAGCCAATACCAAGTGAAAACTCTAGCACCGATGTATTCAATGACATGTTGAAAGCGCGTATGTTGATTATGGATAATAACAATGATCCAGACGGGCCGAAACCTAACGCGTTTTATTTGACTAAAGAATATGATACGACAGGTGCGGAAGCATACAAAACGCGTTTGGTTGATGATATTCTACGCTTCACATTTACGCCAGATACTAACGATCAAAACTTCGCTGGTACACAATCAGGCGAAGCTATGAAGTACAAGTTAATGGGTAATGATAATCTGCGTAAGACGAAAGAGCGGTTGTTATCACGTGGTATCATGCGACGTCTAAGATTGTTAGGTAACGTTTGGGGTATTAAGAGTAGTGTGTCAACCACCAACCGTCAAGACGGCTTATATGATGCAATCAACGACATTCAAGTTAACTTCACGCCTAACGTGCCGACATCTGATGAAGAACGGTTGGCTGAATTAAAGAATTTGTTTGGCGTTGTTAGTGACGAAACTTTGTTCACGCTATTATCGACATTTACGGGAGTTGATGCTGATGATGAAATGAAGCGCTTAGCTGATGAAAAGCAGGCTGGTATTGATAATTTTCAAGCACACACAGGATATCAAACATTAGCACCTGATGATGGTAAGACAGATGAGTGATTATTGGCAGAAACGTACGCAAGGCATCATGGACTTATTGGACGTTAAAGATAAAAATTTAACGGACACTGTACTCAAAGAATATCAATCTGCTTCACAAGATATTGCGATTAAGATTGATGAATTCTACGAGAGATATGCTGACAATAACACAGTGTCTTACGCTGATGCACACAAGCGCATTAGAAAGACTGATTTAAGCGACTACGTGAAACGGGCAAACAATTATCGTATGTCTAACAAAGACAATCCAGAGTTGTTAAAGCGTTTGAATGCGCAGTACATGACATCTAAAATAAGTCGATTAGAGTTGTTAAAACTGGAGATTGATTTCCGTATTTTACAGGCAAGCAGTCAGCAAGTCGGTTCATTTACTGAATATCTAGCCAAAGAGAGTGCTTATATTTACGGCGCACTAGCAGTTGGAAATGCAATTAAGACGTTAAACAACGCTGAAATTGATAGTATCTTGTCATTCGAGTGGAGTGGGGCCAATTATTCGGAACGTGTCTGGCGTGATAATGATGTACTGGCTAATAAATTGAAAGATGTGTTAGTTAAGGCTGCAATTAACGGAAGCAATCCAAGAGTTACCGCTAAGAATTTGCGTGACGTATTTGGCGGAACTAAACCTAACACTGAACGGTTAGTTCGCACAGAAAGTACATACGTAGCTAATGCAACAACTGCTAAACGGTATGAGAGTTATGGTGTTGAATCATACGAGTTCGTGGCAGTTATGGATAATCGCACGTCAAGTATCTGTCGCAGCCTAAACGGTGAAGTATTCAAAATGAATGACTTTGCACCAGGGACTAACGCACCGTCAATGCACCCGAACTGCCGTAGTACAATTGTGCCGTCTGATGATGAACTGACGAAATTTAATAAGTATTTAGATCCGGACACGGTAGATGATCTACCAAGCTGGGATTAAGGAGAGCAAATGGAATTAGTAGTATTCACAAACAACGGACAAACATTCATGTTTAAGCAAGTAACGAATTTTACAAATACCACAACCGGATTTAACTTTTCATACACTGGAGTTATGACGGGTGTAACACGAAACGCGGTCTTCAATAACACCAGCGTTGCGGGTTATGCGCTGGTTGAATCATAAAAATAACACTGATATTAGCATATTGGTGTTTTTATTTTGACCTGTCGCAAGTCAATAAACTAGGCATGTGTATATGGGACTATATAGTGCCGTGTGTGTCTTTTAATAGAGTATGGGGAAAAAATAAACGATAAAATTAGTGAATGGGAAAGATAGGAAGAGAACAAGTATGAACTAAAGTCAACAGATCATCACGTATGCAGTCTTCTGCTTAAAAAAAAAAAGGG